ACGAGTTAACAAACGAAACAGATTACCGCGTGAAAAGAAATGAGAACTACGGGCTGTACATCACTCAGAACACTTACCAAATGAAGTGGTATTGTTTTCACAGAGAGGCAGCAGACAACTACTGGAACGGCAAACCCTGCAAGAAAGCCGTAGGAGATACACAACAAGAAGCACTATCAAATTACAAGAATGGAAAGTATTGCAATAAGTAAGGTCAGACCAAACTCGGACAATCCGAGATACATCAAGGACGAGAAGTTCAAGAAACTGGTGCAAAGCCTGAAGGACTTCCCCGAAATGGCTAACGCCCGACCGATTGTAGTTAATACTGAAATGGTCGCACTCGGTGGCAATATGCGACTCAAGGCAATGCAAGAAGCTGGATGGTCGGAAGTCCCCGTTAAGATTGTGGACTGGAGCGAAGAGAAACAACGGGAGTTTATTATAAAAGACAACGTAGGCTTCGGAGACTGGGACTGGGACGAGTTGGCGAACACTTGGGATGCTGAAGAACTTAACGAGTGGGGGCTTGATACGTGGCAACCTGAAGAGGATTTAAACTACTCAGGAGCAAACCAAGAAATAGACGTTGACAACCTTGACGGCTCAATGATTATCAAATTAAACTACACGGAAGAAGAATACTGGAAAGTAAAAGAAGAACTTTCTAAAGTAGCCGAAACTCCTGAACAAGCGGTTTACAAATTATTAAATTTATGAGCCACAAATTCCCTTATAAATGGAATCTTGCAGACGGCTATCCAGCAAAAGGAATAGAAGCGCACGGGCTTAAAGTATTCGGCACTTTTATTTGTGGAGGTGGTTCAACAATGGGCTACAAGTTAGCTGGGTTTGAGCATATCGGAGGCGTTGAAATAGACCCAAAAGTTGCGGAGGTTTATAAAGCAAACCACAACCCAAAGCATTTATTTATTGAGGACATTCGCGAGTTTACTAAAAGGAAAGAACTACCTGAAGAACTTTACAACCTTGATATATTAGACGGCTCTCCACCTTGTTCGTCTTTTAGTATGGCTGGAAACCGAGAAAAAGACTGGGGCAAAGAGAAGGTATTTAGAGAAGGTCAGGCAAAGCAAAGGCTTGATGACTTGTTTTTTGATTACATAGCACTTGCAAAGCGATTACAACCCAAAGTAGTAATAGCTGAGAACGTAAAAGGAATGCTTCAGGGCAACGCAAAGGCATACGTTAAAAGAATTAAGGCAGAGTTTGAAGCTGCTGGTTATGTAGTGCAATTGTTTCTTCTTAATGCAGCATCAATGGGCGTACCTCAGAAACGGGAAAGGGTATTTTTTGTGTGTCAGCGTAAGGACATGGCGTGTCCGAAGTTGGTGCTGAAATTCAATGAAAAGGTTATACCATTTGGAAAAGCAACAAAAGACCTAATTGCAAACGGAAAAAAAGAATGGATAGCACTTACTGACTTTCAAAACGAAATATGGTGCAAAGCAAAAGAAGGTGAATCATTTGCAAAGTATAACAACGGCAACGGATTTAACGACTTCAAAGCAAAAGATGCAGCCGTCATGGGAACACTATCTGCACAGCAACACAAGTATTATCACAGCAAAGAGCCAAGACATTTGTACAAATCAGAGTTTTGCGCGTTAGGTTCTTATCCGCAGGATTACGAGTTTTTAGACCAAAAGTATGGATACCTAATCGGAATGAGTGTACCTCCAGTTATGACTGCACAAATAGCGCATCAGATTTATTTACAATGGTTTAAAACAGAAGAGTAACAGAATGAGCAAAGAGGATTTAATACCCTTCAAGAAAGGGCAGTCAGGCAACCCTAACGGCAGACCGAAGAAGATTGAGACGGTACTAAGGGAACACTTCCTTGAGGAGCATAACCTTAAACTATCCAAGTCGCAAACTCAGGACATTATAAAGAACATACTCGGAAAGACTCGGAGCGAATTAGTCGAACTGGCTAAGAATGACGAACTGCCGTTTTGGATTGCTCTAATTGCGAACAAGGCGCAACGAGACTTTAAGAAGGGTTCGATTCATATCTTGGACGTTCTGTTTGACCGAGTCTACGGTAAGCCTAAAGAAGAGGTTGAGCAGACCGTTAACGGTGGTAAGCCTGAGAAGATAGAAGTAGTAATCCGTAGACCGAATGAAAATTGAGGGAACTGGAGTTTTTGACGACCTTTGGAAAGCCATTAATGATAAATCCATTCGGGGAATTGTGTTGGAGGGTGGAAGCCGTTCCTCGAAAACGTGGAGCATCTGCCAAGCACTCCTCTTACTTGGTACGCAAACACCGCAAAGATTCGCGATTGCAAGGTGGAGACGGACGTGGATTAAGCCGACAGTACTCGACACGTTTAAGAAGGTCTTTAAAAGTGTTGATGAATGGAAGGAAGACTCGTTTAACAAGAGTGAACTAACTTACCAGCATTACGGCTCTTCGTTTGAGTTCTATGGGCTTGATGACTCGCAGAAGCTACACGGTATCGAAACCGATTTCTTTTGGCTTAACGAGGCTATTGAGACAAGCAAGGACGACTTCGACCAACTGGAGCAAAGGTGTAAGGGTAAGTGGATTCTCGACTACAACCCATCAACGGACGAGCATTGGATATACGACAACGTACTAAAACGAGATGACGTTGTTCTGATTCATTCCACGATGCTAGACAATACCTTTCTCGACCAGCATATCCGCGACAAGATAAACAGCTACGAGCCTACTCCTTTCAATGTATCACGAGGCACGGCAGACGAATACAAATGGAAGGTCTACGGATTAGGGCAAAGGTCAAGAAGAGAAGGGGCGATATACGAGAACTGGACAGAAACGAAAGAGTTTCCAACGGGTTACAAGTGGAAAGCTTACGGCTTAGACTTTGGGTTCACGAATGACCCGACTGCATTGGTGGAGGTTGTTTACCAAGAGGGTAAGCTATGGGTTAAAGAATTGCTTTACGAGACGGGGCTAACGAATGCAGACATTGCGAGAAGGTGCGGACTTCAGCGAAGCGATGAGATTATAGCCGACTCAGCAGAGCCAAAGAGCATTGAGGAGATAAGACGGTCAGGGTTTAGGATAAGACCAGTAACCAAAGGAGCGGATTCGATTCGGTCAGGCATTGACAAGCTGAAGAGCGTTCAAATTATGGTTCACCAAGACTCGGTTAACGTAATTAGAGAACTCCGAAACTACGCTTGGAAACGAGACTACAAAACCAACCAAGTAACCAACCAAGCCGAAGACGACAACAACCACGCACTTGATGCTTTAAGGTACGTGGCAATGGAGAAGCTGAAGGCTAACGCTGGGAAGTACACTTTACGTTAAGACACAAAATAACAAATTCGCTATTTATAAACAGATGAAGATAGAATTACCAAACAGCTGGGAGGGCGTAACGATTGAGCAGTTCCAAGCCTTGCAGAAGATTCTTGCGGAAAAAGGGGACGAGTACGCAACGAATGTAGCTATCATTTCTATAATGTCAGGCGTTCCAGTCGATGAGATTGAAACCTACTCCCTAAAGACTTACGCTAAGTGTATGCGAACGCTATCCTTTCTATCCGAGCAACTGCTAGGACAAGTACAGAAGGTCGTAGAATTTGGAGGTCTTAGATACGATGTTATCACAGACGTTTATAAGTTGAATGGAGGGCAGTACATCACGCTTATGCACTTGATGAAAGACCCCGACAAAGTGATAGACCACCTTAACGAGATTATGGCGGTGTTCTTAGTGCCTAAAAAGAAGACTTGGTACGGTTGGAAGAAACAACCCTACAACTCCGACAAGCATAAGGAAGTAGCGGAGGCAATGCTACAAGCACCGATGACAATTGTTCAGCCTTTGTCCGCTTTTTTTTTGAGCAGTTATCTCAAGTCCGCAAAACATATACTGGAATCTTCGGTGCGGAAAGCCGAGAAGATAAAGAAACAAGCGGAGCGAAAGTTGAGACGTTTGAAACAAAATACGGCTGGCTAAACGTGGTTAACAACCTATCTAATAACGATGCGACTAAGTGGGGTTACTTCTTTGCCTTGCCGCTTCGGGAGTTCTTGAACCTTATCTCATTCCAAAAAGCCAAACAGTCACACGAATATCACCAACAGAAACAGAATGGCATTCGATAAATTAGTTGATGCTCTTAACGAGTTCAGAAAAGAGTATGTTAAAGAATTGAACCTTTCACTTGCTGGAGGTTCAAGTGCTGGAAGTGAAGGTCAAGGTCAAGGACATACGGCTTCGGGCAAATTAGGCGAGTCTTTAAGGTTAGCAAAGCAACCAAAGGTTAAGCTATTCGGACGGATATACCGAATGCAGATAAGCATGGAAGGCTACGGTATAATCCTTGACGAAGGCAGAGACCCGACAAAGGGAGGCGGAAGCGGAGACGTTTACAAGGGGATACTTCAATGGCTGAAATACCCTAACGTGG